CCAGCTGCTACGTGAACTCCGCCCTTACCATCGATTCAGTGGTGCCGCTGCCATCCCAGCGGTGAGTGAAGGGAGGATGCAGTCATGAAGTAGCAAAAAGAGGCGCAAACATCGCTCTCGTAGGGTGGTACCACTTGAGCGCAAAGCCCGGAATGTCCGGGCGTTCCTTTGGCCGTCGATATGAGCCAGCACCCTGCCCCAGGGTCCTGACCAATGCCTTCAGACAAGGAGAAAGACATGCACCCACGTATCCAAGAGCGCAACGAAGGCCTTCAGGCCCTGCGCGCTCGCATGAACCTCGCTACCCACCAGATGTACGCCCTGATCGGGCAGGAGGCGCCCGTGCAGAAAATCCGCTACCAGGTGGTCACCAAGGGAGAGAAGGCCTATCACATCGTTGAGCTGGCCACCGGCCGGGTTCGGGGTTTCCGCTTCGCCTACAAGGCCGCGGTGAACTTCGCCCAGGAACTGGAAGCACGCGCCGACGCCAAGGCGGCCATGGCTGGTGTGCAGTGATCGGGCCGCAGCAGGATCCTCGGCAGCTCAGCATCGAGCGACTGTCCAGCCAGATCGACCAGTTCTTCGCCGCCGGCAAGTCGGTTGAGGTAGTGCCCACCGGTGTATCAGGTGAACTCATCGGAGGAAAGTCAATGGCCACCCACCATGCCAAGCTGCGCACCGAGCGCGACAAGGACGCACCGACTCTGCGCGACCTGGCCGAACAGGGTTACAGCGTGAGGGAGGCAGCAGAAGCCATGGGCACCTGCGACAAACGCATCAGGCTGATGGCTCGCGAGAACGGTATCGCGATCGGGCACCGGCTTTGAAGAGAACGATCAACCGCCGCGTGCACCAGCGTCGCCGGAACGCCTGGCTCGCTCTACCAGCATCAGGCATCAAGAAAGGGGTCACCGATGGCGAGGTCAGCCGCACAGGCTTCGAAGGAATACCGCGAGCGCCAGAAGATGAAGTCCGAGGCGCTGGGCGTGAAGCAGATCAGCATTGACGTGGCGGCCGGTGTCGAGGCCCGCCTGGCGCAGTTGATGGTAGACCATGGATTCAAGCAGTTCGAAGAGCTGTTCCAGACCCTGGCCCTGAACCTGTCCACCGCGCCGGCTGACCTGGTCGCATCCATGCTCAAACGCCCTGACGCGTCATCGTTTCAGATAAAACCAAAACACGCGCGTCAGCTTCGCGAGTTTGCAGAATCCGGAGGCATCGATGCCCGCCAGTGAAAAGCCCAGCAAACCCCAGCTCGAAACGCTCGAGCACATCCGCCAGTACGTTGCAGAGCACGGTTACTCGCCTACCCTGACTGACCTTGCCGAACTAGCCAGCGTTCGCCAGAACTGCATTGCCGAGCGCCTGGGCGCCCTGGTCAAGTTCGAGCTGATCACCAAGACGCCGGGCATCGCTCGGAGTATTCGCCCCGTAAAGCATGTTGACTAGCCCTAGCGCAACAGCTGCCACACTCCCCAGAAAGTAAGCAACGTCACACTTAGCGCTGGAGCAAATACTTCAACCGTTTTCAACTTCAGTGAACTCCTCTTCCTCACCAGCCAGACAACCGTGCTCGCAATTAGCGCTACCGGGAAAAGCCAAAGTAGATGCGCTGGATGTATCTGATGAAAAATAACGACGCCCGTTATGACCCACCACACTGAAACAGCAGCCACGTTATTTTTGTATCGAAAATCTGACCGAGCTATCAGTCCATAGGTCCACGTAGTCAAGAAGAATAGAGCAATAACCCAGCAAAGAGTCTTCATCCAATCACCTCATAAAATAAGACCGGTTCGCCTTACGGCAACCACGCAAAGGCTACTCACTCGCTTCGGAGTTTCATACTCGGTTCGGAGTAGTTACTTAGACTACGAAGCTCAGGATCACCCGGATTCAAACAGCGAAACTGGACTTCTGCGTTAGCGTAGCGCCCATATCCTGAGTCACGCGATGCATCCTTGAGGGACTTCATCTCTTTGCCTTTGGACTGGCAAAAACTATAGGCCTGTTGATACAGCTCACCTTTGACCGCAGCGCCGCCGAAGGTCGTGAAGCTTCCATCCTTTGCAATCATGTAGGTGTCGCTACCCATTGGAACAACACTGGGGCTCGCACAGCCAGCTGTCAGTACCATCGCGGTGAATACCAATAGATTTCGCATATTCCGTATTCCCTGCCTAAGTCAAAAAACGAGCGGCACTCTGCCATAAATCATACCCCCCTTGCAACTCAACGATATATCTAAGGGCGATCATTAGGCACTTTTTCTTGAGTGCTACTGCTCCTATTTTGGCCATATACTTAGGATTGAACACCACACGAGCGCTACCAGCTTCTCATTCTGCGCGAAGCATCCGATCCGCCATTACCGCAGCCTCAAGGTGCTAATAAAAGCGCCCTCGGACCTTTCTTTTTTCAGTAATAGCGGACTCCGGCAAAAATTCGAACCCAATCAAATTAACAAGCACTTCTCGCTCATGGCAATTCACTTGAGCGTCCTGCGTACTATAGGTAATACCAAGTTTTCGAAGAACGGATGTGTCTATAATGTAGACATAACCCTCCACATAGCCATCATCAGTGGCAAATTTTTCAGCAACTTCAAAACTTGTCGTAAATGACACAAATGAAGTTCTGTATAAGTCACTGCATATATTGTGACCATGCATAGCATTACGCTGCGAAGGATGACTGGTATTGAGTGAATTTCCGACCATTACATTGCTATCGCCAGCCATAAACTCCAATTCTTCATTTTTCCCTTTTGCCTTGATTTGCGCCCCCGAGATGGCATCGTATTTAGTGCTGACCCCACGGTATAACAACTCCATGCACATCTCCTTTTTAAATAATATTCTCGCTGATGGTACCGCATGTCAGTTTATCAAAAGAAATAAACACTAGACTTCAAAAATCCAGTGCGGCCTTGGCTGTGATCCGCCTGTTCGGGCACTGTCGTTGCTGGAAGTGCCGCGCCACGAATACCGACCTTCGCGGATTGTGGCGCTAGCTTTCGAGCGAAAGAGCATGCTGATGATTCAGCAGGACGCGGGGGATGAGGTATTTATTCCACAATGATTCTTCTGGTGTGTGGCGGATACACCGAAGTTGTATCTCGAATGTGATGCGTCGCCACAACCTCCCCTGAAGGAGTTCGCTCTTCAAGCGTGTATAGATCTGCATCCTCACCTTTTCGCTGCTCGCGACTGGACGCTATCTCTACAAGTTCGTTTTCATCTGAAATACCTAGAGCTTTCTTGTACTCGGCAGTCATCAGTTTCTCCTTGGATCCGGCCTCATGCCGGCCACTATCTATACCCCAAACCTACCCCTATTTGCCACTCACCGAGATATCGGAGGGCGGCGCCTGCAATGGAGATTGCCATGACGATCGCCGCGCCGGTCATCCGGTACCACGGCTCCAAGTTCAGGTTGGCCCCATGGGTCCTGCAGCACTTCCCGCCGCATACCTGCTACGTCGAGTCATTCGGCGGGGCTGCGGGCGTGCTAATGCAGAAGCCACGATCCTACGCCGAGGTCTACAACGACCTGGACGGCGACATCGTGAATCTGTTCCGCGTACTGCAAAACCCTGAAAGTCGATCGGGACTGGTTGAGCGTCTAGTGCTCACCCCGTACTCGCGCGAAGAGTTCGAACTTTCGTGGGAAACGACTGAAGATCCGGTTGAGCGTGCTAGGCGCACAGTAATTCGGGCCCAGATGGGTTTCGGGTCTGCTGGAGCCACCAAAGGCGTCACAGGATTTCGAATCGACACCAAGCGTCAATACGGAACGGCGCAATCCCTTTGGGCCGAATATCCCGAATCGATCGCCGAAGTCGGCCAACGCATGACGGGTGTGCTCATCGAGAACCGACCAGCGATCGAGGTTATCAGAGCGCACGACGCGCCCAGCACGCTCCACTACGTGGATCCACCCTATGTGCATGACACCCGATACAAGGGTGCGTCGAACGGGCGCTACTACCGGCATGAGATGGATGACGTAGAGCATCGAGATCTGCTGCGCAGTTTGCTCGAGCTAGAAGGAATGGTCGCGCTGTCTGGCTACCCCAGCGACCTATACATGGACATGCTATCCGGCTGGACGCACTACACCACATCAGCCCGCATATCGGCCGGGCGCGGCACGGCAAGTCGAACCGAATGCATTTGGCTAAACCCGGCATGTGTCGATCGGGTTCAGCCAAATCGGCCTGGATCTCGGCGAGCGCGCCTAACCCTTCCCCCCACTCACCTATCACGCTGAACGCCTCGGCAGGCGGGCGGGCGGGCGCCTGTATGCGGCGTGTGTGGAGTTCTTGACTTACTTCTTATAAGTGATCTCAAGCCGCCCAAGCGCCATATGTTTACCTAGCTCGTAATCTGGATTCCACGTTGCGATGTTATGTGCTGCGATACCAACGATTGAGGCCAGACCAGCCACTGCAGTCAGCGGATTGGAAAGGGCAAGGCCCAACATTCCGGTTGATCTGTATGTCGTATACACCCGGCACGACATACCTTCGCTCTCGATCATCCCCTCAATATTGTTGACCACGTTGAGGAAATCCACTCTGTAAATTCCTTTCAACTCAAACGTTTCGCGAGCTTGAATTTTTGCAAGAATTTGTTCGTTGCTCAGGTCATCGATTTCGTAAACCTTAAGTTCCATCTAATTGTTCCTCGGCAAGGCTGGTGGTTAGATTGTTATCGGCCAGGCGAGGAAATCTTTAGCGTTCCTTTTTCGGATCTATATCACATGCTCACAGCAGTCGATTTGTTCGCCGATCTGGGCGGACGGCCCACCGTTGCGCATGCTGCAAGTCCACGAGGGCCAGCGCCATGATCCACTACCACGGTACGCCAGTCGGGGGTACTCGCCAGGACGGCGCCAGGTTCCTAGCCGGGCGGCATGCGCTGGTGCCCTTCCCTCGCCAAGATGACATGGGCATCGTCGCCGAGGTCTGTCAGTCATTCGTTTTCGACAACGGCGCCTTCTCGATCTGGAACAAGGGTGGGACGCTCGACGTCGACGGCTATACCCGGTGGGTCGAGGATTGGCACCGGCACCCCGGCTTCGACTGGGCGCTGATCCCTGATGTGATCGATGGGGACGAAGCGGCGAACGATGCGCTGCTGGCGGCATGGCCCAGAGCGCTGCGAGGCGTACCGGTGTGGCACCTGCACGAATCGCTCGAGCGCCTTCAGCGGCTTGCCAGCGAGTGGCCGATGGTGGCCTTCGGCAGTTCAGGGCAATGGCGTTCACCTGGCACCGCCGCTTGGTGGAAGCGAATGGCGGCAGCCATGGACGCCATCTGCGACGACCAAGGCCGGCCGGCCTGCCGCCTGCACGGGCTGCGCATGCTCGACCCGGCCATCTTCCAGCACCTCCCTTTCACCTCGGCAGACTCCACCAATGCCGCGGTCAACGGTGGCAGCATCAGCCGCTTCGGCATGTACGCGCCTCCCACCGCCGGCCAGCGCGCTTGCGTGATCGCCGACCGTATCGAAGCCCATAACAGTTCATCTATATGGCAGCGCGAAGCCCAGGTTGAGATGGCACTCTAGGGCAGAACGGCATTTGCGTCAGGAATTCTCCAGACGTTACCGGGATGCCCATCTTCCTCTACTACAAGAACGCGACCTCCATCTTCGCCTTCCTCGATTGAAATGATAATTCCTACCCTTCGATCAACCGCGTATTGGTCGACGACTGGATCTCCTACTTCGAAAACATCCGGATTACCCAGGATCATGCTTCGTCCCTCCGCTTGAAAG